GTGCAGGGTAGTCACCAAGTCGTTGTAAGGCACGGAGATGAAAAGCGCGCCCCGGTGGACGACATTTATTTGTTGGTCATCAAGGCGGACAGACATCTCTCTGTTTCTCTTAGGTTGTTGAACAAGCTGCTGTTGGCTTCCATGTTCAAACCTAAAACTCTAGAGCTAATGGCCTCCCTGAAGGCCAAGGCTGTTCAGTACCTTGGGGAGTTAGAGGTAGGCCTGACATACCAGAATTTAGTTATTCCTGGAACTGTCGCTGTGGCCATGACCGCTAACAGAACCGAGGTGAACAGTTTCTTGGCACTCGGCGGTGTTAACGGCCTAGCTAGAGGGAAGCAGGGAGAACAGATGAGCAAGGGACAGATGCCAACCCAGTATGTCCCTGGTTTCACTGGTCTGTTCAAATACTTCGTGCTGAACAAGCTACCCGAGGAGGTTGTCATTCCGCGATCGAATTGATGGGGGGTTTCTAACACTGGCCCGGGTGTCTGTGTTGGCTCGTCGGAGGAGCTACCACTGCGTGATGACGCTCGTTTGGTCATGCCTGTGATAGACCCTGCCCGTAAATTCGGTTGTGAGAATGGCAAGAGGATGATGTACCGATGCTGGGTACCCGGGGTGGATGGGTTATGGGCGGCTGGTGTACATGCCAACTGCTTGCATAACGAGGTTGCCGCGCTGAAGATGCGCACTCTAGGGCCTACACCTGTGGAACCTGACAATCCTAACTTCGCCAAACCTTTTAAGAAATTGGGGATTTTTCTTCGGAAGTTACAGATTGAAAGGATGACCTTAGAGGGGGTAGTCGCAACTTACACAGGAAGGTTGCGACGTCGATACCAGGAAGCACTGGAATCACTGGATGTGGAGCCCGAATTGACCAAGTACGATAAGGTCCTTTCTGCGTTCCTAAAGGCTGAAAAGTTCAATCCTTTGCAGAAGCGAAGTAAGCCTCGAATGATCATGTGTCGTTCGCCAAGATTCAACTTAGTGCTAGCCTCATACCTGAAGCCGATAGAGCATGCACTCTGGAAGCGCTGGAAATTCGGTATGGGGGGTGTCACGCCAACGCGCGTTGTAGGCAAGGGCCTAAACGGATTCTCAAGAGCGAGGATTCTGGAGGAGAAGATGGGGTCTGTGGGAGATTGCGTGGTCTTCGAGGTGGACGGCAAGGCTTTTGAAGCTCATGTCTCAAAGCGTCAATTAAAGCTTGAGCATAGCGTTTACAAGGCTGTCTACCCGGGTGACAAGAAGTTGAACGAACTGTTAGAGGTACAGTTGGGTTTGAAGGGCAAGACTGTTGGTGGGATTAAGTACAGTAGGGAGGGGTGTAGAGCATCAGGGGATTTCAACACTGGTCTGGGCAACACCTTGATCATGGGATCCGCAGTCGATGCCACCCTGCAGCTGGCTTCTGAACACCTTGGACAGTTTCGCGCTACTTATCTAGCTGACGGTGACAATGCCTTGCTGTTTGTTGAACGACGAGTCGCCGGGGATCTTCGGGCTGGCTTTGCGGCGTTTATGTCCCAGGTGTGTGGACATGAGATGACTGTAGAGAAACCTGTCGACCTACTCGAGGAAATTACCTTTGGTCAGTGTAAGCCATGTTATGACGGTGAGCGTTATACCATGGTTCGGCACCCTTTCAAGACGTTGAGTTACGCGTTCTCTGGTTATCGGCATTATAACCAACGCGCATTCACCGGTCCTTTGTTGAAAGCGGTCTGTCAAGCCGAACTTGCACTAGCCAATGGGATCCCTTTGCTTGAGGCGTACTTTGCCGGTGCCCTCAGCAAACTGTCAAGTTACCGCGATTTGAAGGACCCGTCGGATTTTCTAGAGGAGCGCTTGAGATGGGGTTTAGGTTCTTACACCTCGTCGAGCAAGTTGAGGGGATGTACTGCTGCTTCCCGAGTTTCTTTCGAGAAAGCTTGGGGCATCGGTGTGGAGGAGCAGTTGATTCTGG